CGTATCATACAGGAGATTGCCGACTTTCAGCACGTTAATATTGTAATCGCTTACCGGCGCAACCAGTATCAGCTTTCCGATATCGTTGTAGTAAATATTCATGATAACACTGATTGCGTGCCGGATTTCGTACCGGGTGGAAAAGTCCTCTTTATAGATTTCAAAGCTCATAGCGCGATCCCCACGATCTCCGTTGCGAAATCAATATCCACCTGCAAATTCGCAAGCCCGCTTGTCGCTTCCGGCTTCAACACATTATCCCCAACTTCCAGCTGAAACAAAGTGCTTTTCAGGCTCAACGCGCCTCGGCAATCTCCGTCGACGGATGACGTTACAGTTGTCCGATCGTGCGTAATCTCTACGATCAGCCGCTCCCCACTGACGATAGTTTTATTTATCAGCAGAAATTTTCCCGTCGCGGCGTTGGTGATTTTGGGGTTCTCCACATCACCGCTTGCCGAAAGAGTAGCAGTAAACGGGACGGGAACCTGGCCGCGATTCTCCACATTGATAAATTTCGCCTCAAACAGCTGGCCGAAACGATACGGCCTTGAAATGTTCCATGGGAATTTGAATAGCTTTTGAATGCCGGACAACGTTACCGCTGCGGAATCGTCCTTGCACCAATACGGATACGCCGCCAAAAGGGAGAACTGGAACTGTGCGCCCCATTGTTTCGCCTCAATGCTGGGTGTCGCCGTAGGCCAAACATTCAGATAGTAATCATCCGCATATAGCTTTCCGGGAATATCGGGGCGGATGACGGAAAGCAGCTTTTCTTTATTTGCTGCTTGTCCGTCTCCCACCAGATACCCGTTGACATTTACAGGCCGGGGTTGAACGTTTTTGCTCTGAATTGTCGCGCCCGTCTGGTTGATGCCCTTCGCCTGGGACAGGGATACCGTTACCGTATCAATGCCCGTGGGCTTGTTGATAAGATATCCACCGGCATAATCAAAGGTAACGCTATCCCCGTTTTCGTTCACGTAGCGGAACAACTTGCTTAAATTGTTGAAGTTCGTCAAATCGTCCACCTCGCTTGTGTGAAATACGCTTCTGTAGCCGCTGCCAGTTCAACAGGCGTTTGCGCGACGGACTGGATATTCTGGATGACCGTCACGCCACGCGAACCGCCGGAAAAACCCGCTCCGCCGTAGTCCGCCCCGCCGGACGCACCCGCAGATTTGCCAGCCCTATATGCTCGCGCTTCCTCGGCGGTGAGAACTTTTTCCCCCTTATGGAGGCGCACTAGGTAATCATCGTATGGTACATAATCGAGGCCACTCTTCGCCCCGGGAACGTTGCTCCCTTTGATATTGGCCTTTATCGTGAGCGTGTAGTTGGCAAAGCTATTTGTCAGCCGTGATTTCATCTGGGAAGCAAGGGAATCCAGCTTGTCCAGAACTCCCGGCGTGCTGCTGTCGATACCGGCAACCAGGCCACTCATGGTGTTGGTTGCCGCCTCTGTAGCTTCCGCCTCCATGTCGAGGTCGCCCACCTTTTCCACGTAGCTGTCTGCGGCTTCCTGCATACGGCTTTTTACATTCTCCACCGCCAACGCCAATCCATCAGAAGTTTCGGTTCCTGCGGCCTCATATGCAGAAACATTATCCATAAGCTCCGCAAATTTTCTGCTCAGGCCATCGGTACCACCAGACATATCTTCAAGTTCTTCACGCACTCCCGCAAGGAATCCGGCCTTTTCCCCATCACTCATGGATGCAAGATACTTGCCTAGCCCATCAATGCTAACGCCTGCGAGGTCTGCTTTTTCACGAATGAACGCAAAATCTTCGTCAATCTGCTGGAGAACTTCGGTATTACCGTGCAAATTCCCCATGAGGCCATCCCACGACATTTTCACAACTTCTATTTGGGAAGTAAACGCAGAACCAACATCATGCAGCCCGTTATAGATGCTGGTATAGGTATTCTGGTAATCCTCCAAAATGGACTGTGCGGCGGCCGCATATTCCTCAGAAGCAGCCTTTATCACATTTGCTGGCTTTGCCGCTTCCTCGGCGGCAGCCTGCTCCTGCGCTTCCAAATCGGCAAGATTCTGCTTCGCCTGCTTTATGGCTTCGGATAATCTCTCCATCTCGACGGTGTCGCCGCTGAAACCAGCATCAGACGAGGACATTTCCAGCCTGGCTTTTGAAGCTTCCTCGTACTGCTGCTCAAGCTCTTCTACCTTTGCGCGTGCTTCTTCCACCGTCTGCGGCTCTCCGGCCAACTCTTTGACGAAATCCTTGTGCGCCTTGGTTGCCTTGCCGATGCCAATCGCCAGAGCCGCAACAGCAGCGGCAATCAAGCCAATGGGGTTCGCGTTTATAGCCGTATTCCATGCATACTGCGCCGCAGTTGCAAGGGAAATCTGGCCGGTGAGTACGCCAACGGCTATTTCACTGACGGAAAATACGCCATTCAGTGTGGCTTCTGCAACGGCCGCTTTCCCGCTTTCCGCTGTGAAGAACGCAAGCGCCGACGCATTTGCCGTGAATATCGTGGCGATATTTGCAATGGCTTTTCCGGCCATACTCGCCCCGATTGCAGTACCGGCAACGGTTGCCGCTGTGGCCGCGAACTCAAACGCCGTGACGAGAAGATCAATAGCGCTATTCGTTTCACGGAGATACGAAATAGCTTCTGCCGTGGCCGCTCCAACACCGGTAACGATTTGCTGTACACGGGGTATAATGTTCCGTCCGGCTGTAAATACGCTGTCTACAAAGTCCTTGGTAAGTCCTTCCATGTCGGCGCTGCTGTCAGCCATGCCGGTAGCCAGATTCTGCCATGCTGCTTTCATGGATGCCGTGGAACCCTCGATGGTGCCCGCCGCTTCATTTGCCGCATACCCCGCAAGCCCCTGCATTTCGATATAGTCCACAAGGGCGGCTTGGCAGTCAGCCAGATTGTCAATGGTGTAGGAAGTAGCCTCGCCGTTTTCTGCGTTCCACTCATTTACCTTGTCAATCAGCTGCTGGAATCCCTCTTTTGTGGGGGTAATACCCAGCTGCAAATTGTCCAGCATCGTGTAGTTGGATTTCATGATGCCGTTAAAGGCATTCTGTACGGCTTCTTGGGTGTTTCCGGTTGCCGCCACAACGTCGGCCTCGGCAGTGATAACTTTGTCGGCGAGTTCGGCGGCGGCCTGCACATTGCCACCAAGGGCGGTTTTCAGACCAGTAGCAAATCCATTCACCTGCTGCAAATAGTCGTTCTGGCTCATTTGCACGGTCTTGTAGGCGTTTCTCGCTTTCTCCGCCACAAAATCGTAAGCGTCGCCAAACATCAGCTGTGCGCCACCGGCTAACTGCTCATACCGCGCATAACTGGTGTAGGCCGCTTTGCCAACGTCTGCAACTACCCCGGCAAGCTTCTTTACTCCGGCGATAATCGCGCCACTGGCAAGGTTGGCTTTCAGAACGTCGGCGAATGTGCTTGTTTTGTTTTCAGAATCCTTTAGTTTACGCTCATATTCATCTGTATCCAGCGAAATCGTCGCAAACAGTTCAAATACATTAGCCGCCATCCTGCCCACCGCCTTTCGTCACCAGTTTCAGTCCGGCATTTTTCATCACATCCGCCACGATATCCTCCGCAGACCGGTTTTCCTCCGGCTTCGGGCTGATGATATCCTCGTATCCGATAGATAGATACAATCGCTCATCACACCCCGCCGTGTTTTGCGTTATCATCTGGATACCGTCTGCAATGTAGCGCCGAAGAATTTCGCGTTCGCATTGCTTTTTCAACTCCATGGGAAGAATGGAGAGGTACGCCCTCGCCCGTACTCTGGGGAGGGCGCACAGTGCGCTGATTATTCGCTCTGCTCCCCACGCCCCCACGATTTGAAAAAACTCAGCAGTTCCTTATCGTTGGAAAGCTCCTTAATCTGCCAAAGCGTCGCCATGGTGCTCTGCGTGGCCACTTCCTCAATGCTCTTTTCGCCCATGATGGACAAAATAGCATAAATGTCGGCGCGATGCGTTTTCAGCAGCAACGGGACAACGGTGGTAATCCTCTGCGCACCAATCAGCATAACGCCAACCTTCGTGGAGTTTTTCTTGTCCACCGGCTTGCCGATTGCGTTCATGATTTCCTCATCAGAAACGAGATTCACAATGTGCGGGGTGATCTCGCACAGCACGTCCAGACACTCATCCGTGCCAAGTTGCGATAATTTTCTCATGCTTAGCCTCCTACAGCGTAGCGGATTCGGCCTCTCCGGCCTTCACGTAAATCTCAAAAGGCGGCGTATCCTGCGCCGTGATGGAATAATGGCCGGTGAACTCGAACGCGAACTGGCCTTTGCTCTTGTCGCCGGTTTTCAGCTGGAAACCGCCAGTAGAAAGGCCGTTCAGCATATGGATGGCCAGATAGCCGCCCTTTTTCGCGCCGTTTTTGTCGGAGTAATCGGCCACAAGCCAGATATCCTTAAAATCCTCTGTGGCAATATCGTTTCTGGGCGTGATTTTCCCAGCGGCTTCATCAGCGGCGGCCACCATCGATTTTGCGTTAGTGGCGTTCACAGATACGAAAGTGCCGCTAAGCTTCACCTCCCAGCCTTCCAGCCGTTTCAACTCCTTTGTGTTCTTCGGACAGTTATCAATATCCTCGCCGAAATCAGAGAAGCTGGGCGTTGCCGCGAAGGCCAAGCCGCCGCTGGTAGCGCCTATGATATCGGCATTGTCATACTCCGCCGTATCGGGCGAAAAGGCTGAAAGCAGAACACCGGCATTCAGCACAAGCTCCTTAAAGGTATCCTGCGGAATCTGTGTAAATTTCATTGATTTCCTCCTATATGGTATTGAAAATTGCGGCAACGTTCAGTTGCCGCAATTTGATGGATTGATCTGATTCAAATGTGGAATTGATGCACCACGGCTCACCGCGCATAAGCCAAACTGTGCCGGTATCACAAGGCAGCTGAACGCCTCCACGTCCTATCGTGCGGGAAATTTCCTCTGCCTTGGCGTTCGGCTCTGCCTCTTTCTCCGTGTGATACCACAGCTTTACCGTCAGCGAGTTCGCCATATCGCCCCACCCGCCGACGGAGACCGAATAGGTGAGGTAAGGCATTACGGTGTCGCTCGGTACTGCTGTATCCGGGTACGCGGGGAGATTAAAGCCGGAAAAAAACTTGTAGAGCGCTTCTGTTGCCGTCATTTTGTCAGCTCCCATTTCTCGGCGGTAACCTGGCACATATCCAAAGTGCCGACCGTGGGTGCCTGCTTATCGCTCCCGTTGCTCGTCACCCGGAAAATTGCGCCATCGGAAAGCCGCTTGAATACATCATGGAAAGAAAGTGGATTCGCGCGGCGGGTGGTAATGGTGTACACACTGGTAACGCCCTCCTTCTCCGCGATTCTGGATTGCATGGATGTATCCAGAATAATAGCCGCGTCGAACTCCGCGCCCTGTGCCCATTCCGTTGCCCAGCCGCCCTCCCCATCCGGGGTGCGCTTCTTTTCCATCAGGGTGCATTTTGTGTTGAGGTAGTAATCAAGCAAGCTCATATCTTCCTCCATATCCGTAAGCGCGGTGCAAATACCGTTTTCCAGCTCGTGCTTTCGCCAGAGCCGGACGAACCGCTTGCCTTTGTGTACGAGTAGCCACCGAAAGATTCGCTTCGATACGGGCTTTGTACGGCCTCAGCGTTCTTCTCCTGCCATGTGTTGATTTCTTCCAGAATCGTTAGCACCTCCGGCGGTACGCAGATTTCCGTAACGATTCCGGTATAAGTTTCGTTCCGCAAATCAGCATCACCGTACACGTGAATCCCGTTATTCCTCCGGCTTCCTTCGATCAAATAATAATCGCCGGTTTCAAGGCCAGGAATAACGATCCGGTTCCCGGTGATTTCCTCCCCGGTAAACTGCCAGTGCAAGCCGGGGAAGAAATTACGCAGGTACACAAGCAGTTCATACAGGCTTACCGCATTTCCCATGTGGCTCCCTCCTTTACCGGCTCTTTACAACGGCCAAAATGTCCGCTTTGTTCATTGCGGCGCTGACCCCGGAAATACCGTTTTCTTTGGCGTACTCCAAAAGCTGCGCTTTCGTCATTCCGTCAAAGTCCACGGTTTCCGGTGCGGGTTTGCCAGCTGTCAGAGCCGCCTTTAACCCCCCGCCGGGGTGACAGTGGCAACGGCGATGCCGTCCAGGTACTCCGCCCACAGTTTCATGCCCATGATGGCGTACATATCGCCGGTAGCCCGGGAATAGTCGCCCTCGACATGTACGCCGATCAGGTTCGTTTCGCCCTTCACGGTGTAATTCAGCCCCAGCTTGGCAAAGTCGCTGTCGCTCGGGTCGACGTAGTACAGGTCGATGTTCTCAACGGGGGTTGCAATCACCTTACCGGCGGCGACGTACTTGTCAGGCAGGAGGAAAAGGGTGTTGTAGCCCAGGAAGTTCTGAACATAGGTAAGGCCGAACATGGTCTGGGTGGTAATCTCCTTATCGCCCAGGTAGTCGTAGAAATCCATGATGTTGGCAAAACCAACGACCTCGGTCACGTCCTTGTCCATGCCCATGAACTTCGCAAGCACCTTGCCTTTTGCCTGTGCGAGCGCCAGCTGCCAGGTCTTGGGGGTCAGCGCCAGGGAGCCGGTAGCCAGGAACGTGTAGAAGTCACCCAAAACCTTGTTTTGCAGGGCAACCAGGAAAGCGTCGTCCGTCTTTTCTACGGCGACCTCTGCGCCGTATTTGGCCACACTCTCGATGGTAACGCTCTTTGCGTACTTGGCCACCTCGATGTCGCCATAGGTGACGGGGGAAACCTTCATCTTAGTGAAGGGGATCTCGTCGCCTTCCGCTACGGTGGCGCCGCCCTGCAAATCGCCGTCTACCTCTGCCTTGTAGGATACCAGTTTCGTGCCGGGTGCCTTGCGGATAGGCCGCATAATGCCCAGAATGGTGCGCAGTGCGTCCCAGTTATCGTTGAACCGGGTTACAAAGTCCACCTCTCGCGCGGACGTGGTGAACTGTGTGGAAATCGTTACGTTTTCTTTTGCTGCCATTTGTACAGCTCCTTTCAAAAAAGTTATTTGTTTTCGCTTGCCATGCTTTCAGCAAGCGCGGCCTGTCTCTCAGCGGTGGACAAAAGATACCGTCCTTTATCGTCCTTTTTGTAGATTTCAGCGCGGCTCTTTGCACCACCAGAGGTGTCAGGCGGGGTCTGTGTTTGGGTGCCGGTGGTGGTAGTCTTGCCGATCAAGCCCTTGTAATCGCCGGAAAGCAGTCCATCCAGTGCGGCGGTATCTTTGATACTTTCGCCGTCCAGCTTCAGACCATCAATTTCAGCTTTGGCTCCACGGATAACCAGCCCCATGCTCTCGGCGGGTATGCCCTTGCTCTGGAAGTACGCCCGCGCAGCCTTTTCCTTGGCGGCGGCGCTCTCCTTTGCGGCAACTCCGTCTTTGAAATCCTGAAAGTCTTTCTTTTCCTTCTCGTACTTGGCCTTGTAGCCGCCGTCAGCGTCTTCCTTTTTCAGATCATCCAATTCCTTTTGAATGCCAGGAAGTTTCTCAGCGTCGGCCTTGTACTTCCCGATATCGGCTTTCAGGCCGTCCACGGTATCGGTGTGTGCTTCAATGATGGTGTCTACCTGTTCGTCGGTAAGCCCCATCCCCTTCAAAAGTTTGCGAGTTAATGCCATTGTTTCAGTCTTCCTTTCTTCGCCCCTATTCTTCGGGGACGACTGTGATATAAAAGCCGCTATACTTCGCGGGTTTTACCGAAATAAACAAAAAATGAGCCGAACAGTACGCAAAATATACGTACTGTATCGCCCCTCAAATCGCGTCAGCGTTTTTGAACGCTTCCATAAGTTTGGGAAACTGGATAGCGAAAAAATCTACCATTTCCTCGTTCTGTGCCCATTCGGAGTTTTCCGCAAGGCCACTTTCAAATAGGAATGCATGGATAATCTCATGCCGCTTGTTCTTTCTGATCTGAACTTGTAAGTTTTTCTTACAAGTTTGGTCACCGACGTGCTTGCTATAGCTATCCACAACCAGTTCTTTGCTGGTTTCGTCGCAAAATCCATCGCATCCCGCCAGCCGTGAATCTTCGTCTTCGCCGCAAACGGAAAGCGTGTACTCAGCTCCAAGAATGTTAATTTTTCTGGTATCCACGCCCCGTCAATCTCCTTTGCTGAGTTCGTCTTTCAGAATATTCTTGTACGTTCCCTGATGATCGGCGATTGACGGCTTAATAAACGGGTGCGCCCGATTGCCAGCTGTCCAATGCCAAATCCCTTGCGCGTCCTGGTATTTCCACGGAGTGGGACGGCCTCCGCCTCCCTCGGCGTATTTGCCCGTTCCCATTTCCTGGTAAATGGCGTATTCGGTCGGCGTTCCAACAATGGCTTTTTTCCCATCCTCCACGGTATGTGTAATGGTGTTGCGCAAATTCCCAGTATCAACGGGGCATAAATCCTTGGCATATTCTACAGCTTTTTCTCCGCAGCGTTCTAATCCGCGCTCACACGCTTCACCAAGTGCGCGGAGGGTTTCGTCAGAGTTATTCACAAATGTAACGCTCATTTCCCCTCCTTTTCTGCTTCTTCCAGAGCCGGTCTTGTGCGGTTCGTGGCGGCGCATACGCATAATCCACCACAAGCAGGGATTCCAGCCCGCTTCTTTTTTATCCGGTTGGAATATTTGGGCATAGAAAAAGCACCATGCAATTTGCACAGTGCTTTCAGCCCTTGCCATATTCTAATTACAAAGCTTTTCTATCTCTTCCCTCTTGCAGTCCAATAGTTCGTTGTTTTTGTCCAGTTCTACAAGGTAGAAAATGCCACCAGTATCACGAACATCGACGACAATTCCTGTGTCGCCTGTCTTGAGGACTTTTACATGGTCGTATTCTTTAATCATGCTTCCCCACCTCGATTCTTTCTAAAACTGGTTACAATTCTCGGTTTGCTATCCGGCGTATCTTGTATCCACCCCGTAACAAAAGACCGCTTCTTTGTAACTCCCAACTCCATGTAGATGTTAAATTGAGTTGCTCCGCCGCCCAATTCCTTGAACTCCACAGCTTTGCTCATATCAAACTGCCTTGCCATATCGTATCGCAGCTTAAGCGGATTATCTGCTGTGTAGCCAACATCGAAGAACTGGTCGGCGTGCTTTGCCCCATCTTTCAGGAAATATCCCGTGTATTTCTTCGGAGTAGTTATACACTCAGCATTCTTTACAACATCGGTCTGCCGTTTCGTTGTTTTGAGCGTCTCCCACCCATCAATATCATTATACTTCAAATCTTGGAATTTTGCAAACGTTTTCGGGGCTTTATTTCCCAAAACATTTACAAAATCAGCATATTGCCGTTGGTCGGCCTGATAGTTCTTGCCAGCTTTTACCATGCCCGCCCATTTTTCTGGGGGATACTGCGCTTTCTTCTCGTCGTACCATTCTTTGTACGATTTTTTCTTGATAAGCTCATATTCCCCAGTTTCGGGATTCTTCACGCGCATCATGTGGGGTTCTGCTTCCAGATCATCGTCCGTGGCATTCACCACCGTGCAGCGGCAATTATACAGCTCATGCCCAGGCGCTCCCAACGATCCATCCCCGGGGAACATCATCTTATAGCCGCCGACATCAAACGGCTGATCGTAGTCCACAATCTGATTGTCTGCCATCCCGTGATCGTGGCGGGTGCGCAAATCCTTTGTGGCTACCCACTTTTTCTTGGATTTAATGCCCCACATTTCGTCAGCGGCGGCGTAGCTGTCCATTCTACCGGCATTCTGTGCGGCGGTAACTGCCGTTCTTGCCGCTCGAATGGCGCTTACACGGCTCATTGTGACGATTCTGGACTGCAAATCATCGGATATCTGCTTGATGCTTCTGCCTTGCAAAATGGAGCCTGTAACGCTTGCTGTAATCTGCTGCTTTCCAAAAGCCAAATCAATGCCCCGCTTTAGCGCAAGCCTTTCGGGGTAGTATGGCATCACATCCGGCTGCTCCACAATTAAGCGCTTTACAGTCTGCTCGTCAAAAAGCGTAAAATCCGCACTCGGGTGAACTCTCTCAATGGTATAGGCGGTGTAATTCCGATTCAGGGAGTAAATTCCCGGCGTAGCGTCGTTCACATAGGCAAGCGCCACCTCTTTTGCTTCCGTCGCACGTTCGGCCAGCTTGTCCCGGAGCGCTTCCAACCGTGCCCCGCGCCCCATCTGGTTCAGCCGCCATTGTTGGTAGTCCTTTTCAGTCCATTCCTTACCGTTGCGCTTCTGGCCTATCAAGTCCTGCATCTTCTTATCCTGATCGGCAAAGTGCTTGAAAAAGGCATCTATTTCCTCTTGCAGCTCTTTAGCCGCCTTAGAATATACGGAGTTAATGCGGCGCTCCAAGTCGGCAAGCGCCCTATCGGTTCCTCTATCGGCTTCATTCGGTCTGGCCATCCTCATCACCGCCGTAAACCGTATTTATGTCAGCGTCCGCTTTCCTTTTCAGGATTTCCGGCACTTCCTCCGGCAAAAGAAACGGGAGGTGTTTCAGAACCGTTTCTTCATCAAGGAACGCAGCCGCCGAAAGCACCATATTTGTTTCCTCAGTGCGATTTATTACCTTGTTCCACGTAAATTCCGGCTGTGGATTACTGATACCAGCAACAGCGCAAATCTGCCGAATGAAATCTATCAAGAAATACTCGAAATCGGCACATTTGTTGTCCTGTGGCTGATACGCCGCCGAAATCTCTGTAGCCGTTTTCTCAGCGCCCGCCAGAGCCGTCACATCAAGCATCTGGGCGTCTTCGTACAGGTCACGGCGTAAAATATCCAGCATGGTTTTTCGGGCTTCTACGGGAACGTCAAGGGTGTGGGCTTCTGCTGCCGTTCCATCGGAACTATCTACCACATTCGCTTTTACGCTCTTCATTCTCTGAATGAACTGCGCCAAATCCTTATCGTCCATAGCGCCGGTATTATGCAGAATCCAGTAAATTCCGCTGGTATCGTCAATTTGGTTGGCAAACCCGGATTTGATAAAATCATAGCAGTCTATGGAGCCGCGCAACCCAACGAGTTCGCTTTCGTGGGTATCGTTGCCATACAATACCGCAATAGGCAGGCGGGTGTAGTTCTCGTCGCACACATCCACAACGCCCAGATCGTTCCTCAGCTCCTTGTGGATATATGCGCGTTTCTCTGCCATGGGCTGCGCGTCGTCGCTTCCCTCCGCGCCCCATTCGCTCACGCCATCGAGTTCGTAAAGCGTAGCCCGGAAAACAGTTTTTCGGCCAGTCTCCCGGAACCAGTACCGAATACCGGCCATCAACTCCGACGTTTTTTCGTCCAGCAGTGGGACAAATCCCGGATTTCCGGGAGTATCGGCGAATGAAAACACTTCCAGATGATCGAGATTCCAATAGCCGTAGGAAACGCCCTGCGCCAGTGCCAATTTTGCCGCCGTTTGCAGTTTATTGTCGAAGTCCGCGCCCAGCTTTTCCTTTTCGTCCATGCTTACGCCATTGGCGCAAATATAGCCCACTTCCTGCGTCACCAGCCGCCGAAACGTTAGCGTTTTAAGCCGGTAGTCGCTGCTCCAAATATCAGGAGTTTTGTTCCCGGATAAGGTGAAAAGGAACTTCTGGAATTTCTCAATGGTGATATTGTGCTTGTTATAGTACGCCATACCGTCAGCGGCGTCTTTGTACGCCTTGCTGCTCTGGTGCTCTCGCACTGCATCACGTATGAATTCCCCGGTAGTCCCCTTTGCAATGGCTTCTTCCAAATCTTGATAAATTTTCATGAATTTTCTCCAATAGCAGAAATCTCGCAAAATCACAACAGCAACGCAGCGGCGGGTGAAATCTTGTTTTTCTTCTCCACTTTGTATTTCATAATGGTGTTGCAAAAGTACCTGATATCATCCATAGCGTGATCGTTATCTTTCACTACCGCGTCCTCCGTTTTCTTATCGTCCCACCTGTAAAGCCCGAACTCGCGAATGGCATCCGTGCAACACCGGTGAATTTTTATATTCCCGTTCTTGAGATATACCGCCGTTCGCCGAATGCCATCAAGAACGGCGTTGTCCGCCTGCTGGACGCGGAATCCACGGCGTTTCAGGGCGGTAATGAAAGAAGCCGCCGAAGGGTCGATAACCGCCCTCTTGATTTCGTAGCCGTCCGTCAGGCTCTCCACAGCGTCGCAATATTCCTCGTCAGTTTGCTGCCTGCATTCGGCTCTACCATCGTAGTAATACTCTTTGATTCTTACCGCCTTATTACCATCCACAGCCCATAATCCGCATGAAAACGGATTCAGGGTGCCATGGTCGATGCTTATGTAGTAGTCTGCGAAATCCGGTATTTCGTCCGTGATATTCGCTTCCGAAAAATCGTATATAAGCCCCTCCGCCAGCGCCCATTTCCCCAAAATGTACCTATCATAGAACACCGTTCCGGCATATTCTTTTTTCAGATTTTCAACAAAAGTGGGGGGTAAAAATGGATTATCGTCTATTGTGTATTCTTGGCTGAAAATATCGGCATCACTATCAAGGAATCTCTTTAGCCAGTGGTTGGGATACTGTGGATTGTATGTGCCATCGAAGCAGGAATACTCCTTATCAAGCCGGCTTTTCAGGAGGGCAAAAACTTCCTCCGACCAGTCCGCGACCTCGTCGCCGTAACAATACTTGATAGACGCGCCGCGAATCTTCGATACCTGAGACACTTTTTCCGCGCCGAGGCAATAACACTTCTCGCCAAAAATCCATGCTGTATTATCGCTGGAAATCGCCCCAACAAGTTTATCACCGTACAGATTCCGCATAGGCTCTAGCACGTTTCGCTCTATTGTGGATTTTGTAACGCCCAAAATAACGGAAAGCCCATCCTTCCCGGCGCGTTCTCGAATCCGCATGGGAATAATCCATTTGAAATCAAGATATGTCTTCCCGCTTCTGGTCGCGCCGCCCTTGAAATTCCATCGGTGATTCCCATACCTTGCAAATTCAATCTGTTTCGGGCTTAATAGCATCTCTAAACTCCTTAATTAGCCCATCCAGCTTATTGAGGCTATCATTACCGCTTGCCGTGTTTCTTGTGGCCTTATCAACGATAATCCCGAAAGATGTTGCAATCTGGCTTAACGTTGCGGCTGAAATCTTTTCGGGGTCAGTGAGCGCTTTCAGATGCAAAGTGATTGCTTCTTGCATCGCCGCTTTTTGTGATTCCATGTACGCCATCATGTCGGCGGTATTCTCTTCTTTTTTTTGCTGCACTTTTTGGGCGATATCCGGTGAAGCGCTGACAATCCTTTTCACAGTCTGGTGAGTTACGCCATGCTTTTTTGCAACGGCGCTGTACGACTGCATTTCTATCCAGTCGGCAATTATTCTTTTTTTCTTCCGATCTGTAATCCTTGCAGCCATAGCACCACCTCTCATGCAAAATAGTAAAAATAGCGGGAAAGGCCGGAGTTGAACCGGCATTCTTTCCTCTTATCACAAGGCTGCTCTCCTGCCTTGCTACTTCCCCGCATCCCTCCGGCTTACGGTGCCGGGGAACCGCTTTGCCCGTTTCCGGGTTTCGTCGCCGGCGGGAGGCCATCGGCGATATATATGGCGCGAGGCCGATTCAAACGGCCTTCTGTTGGGGAGAGAGCGCCCAACTCGCTATCTGCCGCGCCATGCAAAAAGAGGCTCAGGAACACCCCCAAGCCTCTTGCGCTTTTTCTTTTTTACCAGTATAGCACATTCAAACTGGAAAATCGTCTCATTTTTTTCTCATTTTTCAGCTTTCAGTCTGCCCATACAGGCATAGCGTGAAATGTCGTAGTGCTGAATCCCGGCGTCGGTAAACCTGAGCTTTTTCCACTCCAAGCTCTTCACACAGGGCATCGACGTTGCCCCTAGCCGGGCTTATGTAGAATCTGCTCAGTATCTTCTTTTCATCGACGCTAAGCGATTCAAGCCCGGAATCCACAAGCGACACCCATTTTCTCGCCTGTTCCAGCGAACGCGCCAATTCCTCGCGGTGAACGATATTCGATAGCATCATATCTTCCCGGCCTGAGCCGCCGCCGCTTACCGGCGTACCGTCAGCCGTGGCGCTTCGGATACTCTGCATAGCGGATTCCAGCCGCGCCATTTCTTCGGGAATGCTTTTCAGGGACTGCCTCTTTGCACTGTATTCCTTTAGCTTTTCAATGGCCTCATACTTCCAGTTCATTCCGTTCCTCCTTGCATATCTTATTAAATCCATGTATAGATATACACAATACACACAAGATATAGAATTATATTATATATACTATACAGGGATAAAGCTATAATATTAAATTCCGTCTCCTGTTTTTCGTTTTCGCCCTCCTTTCTGTACAATCATTCCCAGGCGGGCAAGGCCGCTTTTCCCCGCGGACGAATATGTAATTGCAGCGCCGGCTGCCTTCGTAGTATCCGAAGAAATACCGGCACCCGACGCAGTACTTCCTGCTATCCTTGTATTCCATATTGCCACTAGAGAACAGGCAGGCTCCCAATCCCGCCGAGCATCCCGGTTTCTTGGCATATCATGAGCAGTTTTGCCTGCGCCGTCATCCGAATTTCAGCCGGTGCCCGTTCCGCTGCCGTGTGCAAGACGGAAATACACTCAATCCCCTTTCCTTTGTCCACAGACAGCACATAGGACGTCGCAGATACCGCAGAGGCGAACCACTCCGGGACGTTGCCATAGGCGTATTTTGCAAACATCCTCCGGAGAATCTTTTCCGGGTCAGATTCTTCCTGCTCGATGGTGGTTATCTCCCATTCCCCGGACTTGACGACCTCTTTCACTGTTTCGGTCAATTTTTTTGCAAGCATCTCGCGTGCAGTCTTCATAAGTAACGCATCATCAAATTTGAAATTCTGTTCTGCCATTATTCATGTACCTCCAATTCCTTATTTTTCCTGTCTCTGTCATATTTCAGAGCTTTCAGAAGTTCTTCCCGATTCACCCGGATACCAATTTTTATAATCGCCTGTACTACGGCATCTCCGATAGCATCCTGGAAGTCGCTTAAATTCAAGCTGGCAGGTGGGGTGTAGCCGTTAAGTTCTTCCATTTTCATCCACCTTTCGCTCCCCATAACTGCAAAAATCATTGCCGTCTACCTCATTTGGGGACATGCCCTGCTCATATTGCCAATGATAGCAATACCCAAATGGTGTTCCTCCATTGTTGGTGGGGTGCTTGCCTATTTCCTCAAATGTAATGCAGTCCCGGCACCTGACAACCGGCACCATGGATTTCATTTTTTCTTTCGCGTCCAGCAGTTGGGCGTTGCGCGAAATCAGCTGCTTCTGCACACACGTAAACTCTGCGAGTGATACAGCTCGCACGGTGGGCATGCTATCGACCGAGCAAAGCGCCACATCCTCATTAAAATTAGGTATAACGCCAGAAATTTTTATAATCTCAGTTGTAAGTAAATCAGCATCAATCAGCCTCATAAAAATTCTCCTTCCTCGGCATCTCTTTCAGCCAGCGTCTGACGGCAAAGAACCGAATGCGTGACGGCTGATTCTTCGCCCACCGCTCAATAGCGGCGGCGTAAGCAATTCTAGCATTAAGGCGCTGGCGGTGTTCTTGCCTTTTACTCATTTCCAATACCTCCATTTTTCGTAAGATATTTAATTTCTTCTTGCACCAGCGTTCGGTTGCTCATGATAATATGTGATTTTGTAACCCTGTTGGGGCAAGCCACGCACTCGCACTTGTAGGGGTTGCTGCTCCAATTATCCCGGAAAGGGCAACTGGAGTTGAAACAGTCTGTCACTCTCCATCGCCTCCCTTCGGTGGCGCAGGCATTGGCCTCCAGCGCGTAATTTCTCCCGGCTCTCGCTTAAAGTTCCCTGCTACCCACGTTCCATCATCGGATATGTAGCCTTCTCGCACTATCGGGAATGGCTCTTCACCGGGCATTTCAACCAGAACGGATGCGAAGGCATCAGGTAATTTCTCACTGCGCGGAATCCATCGCTCCGTTTTTACTTCCTCCGGCGAAAGCCCCGTATCCTCATATTGTGCAAGGCGAGTATAGAGTTTCTGCACGATGCAGCCATTTCGGCACCCACCCGGCTTATTGCTGGGGCGTATGCAATAGTTATCCTGCCCGCAGCATTCCCACGGATCAAGATTTTGCCAGTGTTCAACCGTCAATCGTTTCATCGTTTTTCCTCCTTTGGCAATTCTGGAAGCGGCATCCAGTGGGTGATGTAGCTTGCCCACGGTTGAACATCTTCACTGTCGATCAGAGCGTTTATAACCGTGCCTCCGTCCATGCTCCAGACCTTCTGCTCGTGGCAGTAGTCAGCAACTGTAACCACCGCATTTTCGCCCTTATCGTCCCATATGTCCCGATACCTGTATCGGTATGCTACGATGTATTTTTGCCAGACTGCATCGCTCTCCGGCAACCTCTCACTGCACGGAATCCACCTTGTCCGCTCCAACGCCTCCATACCCATCCGGCAGGCTTCGTTTACCTCGTCCATTCCGTCATAATGCTCCCGGCGTTCCGGGTCGAGGATTTCAATCGCTCGGTCAATCGTCATCGCCCTTATCCTCCTTACTCTTGGCATGATTCGCACCGCGAACAAATCAAATGCGCCGTCCGCTGTTGGGAATTCCCGTTCATACGTGTCGAGGAGTTCTTTGATTGCCGCCTCCCGGCTTATGTAATCACTCATTTCAATTCCTCCAAAGTAATCTGCCCATCAATGGGCGTATTGTCGGCCTCTTTCCGCTTCCGTTCCGGGACGACTTCTCTCACAAGGGGCTTGCGGCGTATTGCCCGATTGAATGCCCCACAAGCAATCCATCGTCCCGCCCAGTCCGTCGCTTCACTATGGGTAAGCCCGTACACTTTGCATTTGCCAAGCACTTTATCGTGATACTTGCCCTTTATGAAGTTGCTACACTCCCGGCACGTATGCCCATCCAAAACGCCGAAAAACCGGTGCATTAGAGCAAGTTTACGTAAAGCCATTATAGTTCCTCCACATAGCACCAACTCTGGGGCGGTTTTTCTACCGCGCAATCATGGCACGTCCCGCACTTTGGAATGGCGATACCCAGGTCGTTATATTTACATTCACGGTTCCATGGTTTGAAACGATAGAGTGGCTTCGGCATATCGTAGATTTTTAGGTTGGAAATGTGCCAGCCGTACAGTGTTGCACCTTTTCCGTAGTCCCACAAAGCACCGTCCACAAGCCTAGTCTGCGCCACAAAGTCATCGTCCACATCGTAGATTCCATACGGTTCTGTTGCCGCCTTGATGGTTTCAACCCGGTCGCAAATAAACTCCCCAATGACCTTGCCCCATGAGCCGCGCAGTCTGCGTGCGTCGTTGCCTTGCGTGCAGTAGATGTAGCATTTGAACGGCGTGTCCAGCTTTGGCCTGGTTTTTCGCACCTCAACGGTCTTTTCGCCTCTGGCAATCTTCTCCACCCACTCCGGGCGGATGCTGATAAGTACCGCTTTAGCCATTGTCAGCCCTCCTGTTCCAAGCCTCACGTGCTTTTTCGGGCAGATATGTAAGCCCAGATGTTGCGCAGCACCTTTTGCATACCACGGTATACGCCCAATGCCGTTTTTCCGTATCTTCGACCGCTTCACGGTCAACGTTTATCTCTGCCTCGCCCCCGCAAAACGGGCAGGGCTTCAATTCGATTTCTTCCATTTTTCAGCCCTCCGGTTCCAATCCTCCACCGCCATGTCAAAGGCCCGTTCCATTAATGCCGCACCATGCTGCACCGCTAGGTGTTCCCGCCGGAACAGCGGCTTGCACCGCACCTCCACCCAGGCCCCGCAGCCTCCGATTGCACTACGCCGTACCTTCGGCATTCGCCCGCAGAACGGGCAGGGCTTCAATTTGGTTTCTTCCATCGTTATCTCCTTCCTACGGCAAATCCCAATAAGATTTCATTTCCTTGCCGATCTCCACCGCCAACTTCGTGGCGATGATTCTGGCGTGTTCGTACTGGGATTTTACACCCAGTTTATAATTGCCTTCCCACTTCTTTTCCGGGTACTTTTTGGCTTCCCGGATGTTGGCATCGTTCGCTGTTATAAGTCCCGCCTGGTACAGATTCAGCAGTCGTACCAGCTCCTGCTTTTCCGCAAGTTGCATGTTATCTCCTTCCCGCCCGGGTTGCCCCGGGCTTATCGCTTGTTTTCATTCTCCCAAAAATCTCCACTCCAAAGCTATCCATGCAAATTCATAGGGCAAAGACCCTTTCCAAAACTCTTGCGCAATCCTGTTTGCATTGTTCCGCTTAACGCCTTTCGACATCAGCAGTTTTACAAAACGTTTTCGTGTCATTGGTCTCTCCTAACAGTGTCGATTTCGAGGCGGTTAAACCATTTCCGTGACCTCACGAAAATGATCTATCCCCACTGTTCCGCCATAGCTTTTGCAATACCGGGGAAGGTCTTTGAACGAGTTTTCTGATCTCGTCCTTTTCTGCCCTGGAATCTGCGGTAGTTTCCGTGAGCGTCCTTGCATCCACCATTTACATACGGTTCGTGATTGGTAACGATTTGCGTTGGGTAAAGTTTTGGCAACCCTTTCAGCCACAAGCAAGTCCGCTTACTGTAGGGGTGGCCATGCTCGTAAGGCTGTATTGCCTGTGTATACGGCGGCAATTCAACAATTTTCATAGGCGTTGGATTTTCCACCGCAATCATGGGAATATCGGCGTTATAAAATTCCATGAAAAATGCTTTTGCTTCCATTGCCAGAGACCATCGTTCCGGGACGATTTCGCCGTTTCTCCGCATTCTTACAGCCCAAGCGTTCGTCAGATATGTACACGGCGGATGTGCTATCAGCAAATCCCACCGCCCCACATCATGGGTCTGTCCGTCCATGGTGACGATTGTGCCGCCCTTGATGGCTTCCAGAGCGTCACCCAAAATGTGCCATTCAGGTTTCCCGCCGGACGGCTCCTGGATGTCGCAGGAATATGCTTCATGCCCCAGCGCCCGGAACGCCTTGCACTCGGTTTGCGATTCCTCGCAGGCTATCAAAACTTTCATGGCTTTACCTCCGCAAACTCCCCGTTTTTCAGCGTGTACGGTGTATCCGCCTTGATTTTTTCACCATCGACATACTCCGTTTTCACACATACCGAAACGTATCGTTGCTTTGCTCCATCGTATTTCCACTCTGCAAGTGTAATCCAGCAGCCAATTGGCGCTTTTACCACAGAGCCATGTCCGGCGCAGCAAATCACGGAATCGCTTCCAGTGCAGTTAATCCGGGCGTAGTTCCCGGAGCTGCCAATCTGGGCGTAGTTCCCGGAGCTGCCAATCCGGGCGGAGTACCCGGAGCTGCCAATCTGGGCGTAGTTCCCGGAGCTGCCAATCTGGGCGGAGTACCCGGAGCTGCCAATCTGGGCGTAGTTCCCGGAATAAACGTTTTCACTCGGTGCCTCAGCAATAGTCTTTTCCAGTACAAAATCCACACATGCCTTGATAAATCCGGATAGTCCCAGTTTTACGCCGATTTTCAGTTTTCGGGAGCAGAATTTTTTCTTATCATCCGTCTTTGGCTCGTCCAGCGCTTCAACTTCCGTGAACTCGTTCGGTGTGCCATCAGAGCGAATCAAATCGTAATAGTCCAGCACGTCAAATGGATTTTCGCAAAAGTGCATTCCCTTTTCACAGATTTTCGCCTCCGGTTCCTCGAAGACGGTATTTTCCTGATACTGCTTATCCTTGCAGATCAAGCCGGGGTTGAATCCTTTGTAACCTTTCATTTTGCATTTCCTTTCTGCTTTCCTTTATTCCCCGGAGGGGCTTTCCTCCACCGAAGAGCGGAGCCAGTCGAGCCAGCAGAGCCCGCAGCGCCCGTTGCACTTTGCTCCTCCCGGAGGGCATCCTCCTCCCTGAGGGAATCCGCCGTTAAGGATTTTTGCTAATTCCTCGTCCGTCATAGCTCGGATTCTGTCACTGTTTGTTTTCGGCTTCGCCTTTTGCTGAGATTCAATCTTCCACTTTGCTTCAAGCGCATCCTGAAAGCAATTGGCGGCATCATGGAGCCCGGCGGCCCATACCTGGTGCATCATTTCCATTTCCCATGCCCTTGGGTTTTTGCAACACCCATTTTCTCCATGCTTGTGGTTTGCTGGGTTTGGCGTAAGCTGTTCTACAACGTTGCTCATTTCCCATTTCCTTTCTGTTTCTCTTTATTTCCCCAAGGGACTTTCCCCCACCGGGGCGGGGTGCAACTCCGCTTCGCTGGCTTGAAACAGCCGTACATTTTCGCCTTGCTCATGCTCAAAAACAATCCCCTCTCTCACCAAATCCGGGTGTTCGTACCGGAAAAATTGGCGTTGTTTTTTGTGGTTTTTCCATAGTTTCATGATGTTTTTATTCCAGTTATCGATGAAATACGTTTCCCATGCCTTGCATCCGTCCCCGTTGGTGGGGCAATCGTCCCGCGTGCAGTTCCTGCAAAATGGGCTTTCCGAACGGATGTACTGGCCGGGGCGTTCCTTTCCCCCGTCTACTTCGTTTTTCATACTCCACCGCCTTCCGGTAGCTTTTCAAATTCCATCTTCCCGGCCAGCTCGGCAATAAAGCTCTTTACTGCTCCGGGGAGCTTCTGGTAATCGTCCTCCCGCTTCTGGCACACTTGGAACGATCTCTGGAAATTCGATGCAACAACGGACTGCACCGTTTCTGCATCCATCAGCGCCCATTCCTTGAGCTGGGCGGGGCTTCCCACCGTCCGCTGTACCGCCGGAGGCAGCTTACGAAACTCGTCATCTGCGCCGTACACGCTGTTTCTCAGTGCGCCCGCAACCAACCCCCACGCCTCCATCTGGGTCATCTGCTCCGGGGAGCGCATTTTGTCAAGGCGGTCTTTCAGCTGGCCAACCGTGGGCATAAAGCCCTTGGTATCCGTAGCCATGTATGCCTTAGCCGCCATCACCACCAGATCGAAGGGTTCATCCGCGAAAATGTCCGCCCACAGGCCGATCTTTGTTTTTGCGGCATCCTCCGACATTCCCCGGAATGCATCCGGGTAGTTGGCTTGCAGAAGCGCCAAAACCTGATAGCTTTCCTGTTTATTCAACGCCGAATTCCTCCTCGTACAACCGTCTCAGCTTGTCCAGCCCGTGTTCCTCCGTGGCTCTTGGCTGCACACGGTTTCCAGCTCCGGACGTTCCCCGCCCCTCTGACCGCTCCCACGTCCGCACGGCGGCCTTCCAATCCTTCATGGGGTTCTTGCCCACCATCCAGCCCTTGGAGGCGTAGAAGTCAACGAAGGTCTCAGGGTCAAGGCCGTTGCCACGCTCCTGGCAATAGGCCGCGACTTCATCAACCGTGGGGGGAATAAAGCGTTTTGCTTTGGCTCCCCCTGGCAAGGGGGTAGGGGGATAACATTCGTTCTCTATCTCCCCCTCTTTCTCTTTCTCCTTCTCTTTCTCGCTTTCGCGTTCCTCTTGCTTGCAGTTTGCTTCTTGCTTGCTTACGTTTTGCTTACCGTTTGCTTTCTTACTCCCACCGTCTTTTCCGCTCTTTGCTTTCCTTCTGCTGGAATCCAGATTCGGCTTTATGAGCAGAAACGCGATTTGCGCAGCATCGGACATTTTGGAAAAGTCCGGGTCTTCTTCCCGCAGGGCATAGGCGCAAATAGCGTCGTAAGCGTCGGCACGGTCTGCCTTTTTCTTGATTCTGGAAACCGCATCGAAGAAGCTGGCGTAAAATGTAAATTGGGTTCTTTCGTCCATGGGTCAACCCTCGCGTTCCGTTTTTACGATGGAATATCTGGAAAAGGATACCGGCTCGTCGTACCGGTTTTTGCCGGTCACCCGCTCGGAGCGGATGGGGATTCCTTGCGCTTTCAAATCCCAAATTCTTGCACCCAGACGGTAACAACCGTACTCGGTAACAGCCTCGGCCTGAGTGATACTCCCATAGTCCTGCAAATGCCGCAGGATACGCTCACACTGTGTCACGGGGTGCCTCCTCTCCGGTGAGGCGAACCGCCACGCATGGGCGGGTGCCGTACCGCTTGCAGACTGTGGCGTCTGTGATAGCTGCGTCATCCTTGTAGGCGATACCGTTCAGGGCGTCACACACAATCTTGCCTATGTTGTCCCAGTCGGGTTTCACCATGGGAAGAATCCGATTGTCAATCGCTTCGGCCTGCTTGAGCTTGCTCCACGAATGGGGGACGGGGTAGATTGCCGCAATGTCAACCCGGATAGTGCCGGTGAACTTTGCCCCGTGGGCTTCGCACTGGTATGCCAATGCCACCAGCTTTTCATAGTCCTTCGTTTTCTTTGGGGTGTATGTCTCACCGTTCTGGGTGAAGCGGGGGCGCTCCTTCCCTTGCGGAACGCCGGGAATCGTAAATTCAATCGTCACGTTTTCGCTCCTTCCTTACTGTCAATCTTTTTGAGGAAAGATTGATTTT